CAACCAGAACAGTAGTTCACATTACGGAAATGCTAAGTTTGTAGTTAACGGTTCAGATGAATATTTCTTGAGAGGTATTATTGGCGCGGCGCAATCAATCGTTGGTGCTCACAATCACCAAAATCAACAATTTGGTGAAAACAATGGTAGACAAAATTGGTATTTCCAGAACTTTGGATCAGCATTGTATATGTGTCATGTTCATGCTCCTGGTTCAACAAACGCACAGAATATGCAAACATTTGTAATGGCAGATAGCGGCGGACTAAGTATTGTCTGTAGTGATGGATTCTTTACAGTATCAGAAATTGCTGGCGAACATTATAACTTGACATAAGAGAGAGAAACAAATGGCATTAACAAGAGTAACAAAACACATCATACACGGTTCTCTGCTTGTTCAGTTCAAGTATACAGAGAATTCTGGTAGTTGGGTATTATCATCTTCAAGAACTACGTTTACAAAGATTAACAATAAAAATGTAGTTATGACACCACAATACGCGGATTCTATTCTTGAGAACTCTGCCAGTATGACTATGCGTCAAGAGGCGGGTAACAACAACAACGACCAACTAGCAATTGCTCTTTTTGTTAATGGTTCAAATGAGTATGAGCAAACTAATGTTTTAGGAAATCAACCATATGGTAATAATCACAGTCATACCGGTGGACGTAATGATAGAACAGCACCCACTAGAAGACATGGACATATAACTAACCAAAGGGCAGCGGTTGGATTTACTCATACCTTTACTCCAGCATCAACTAATGCACAAGATATGGATGTGAGAGCAAGAAATATCAGCGCGGATAGAAACTTTAGCGTACAAGACTTTTTCTTTATTTGCAAAGAGATTTCGATAGGTATCACATCACTATCTGGCGACCAGACATAAATTGTGGTTCTATATGATGGGGAATTATAATGCCTATTCGAAAAATAACTAAACGAGTTGTATCTGGAAACTTACTTATACAATTTAAGTATGCTGAAGAAGATTCTTGGACTTTAAATTCCGCGCAAACAACTTTTCAGACAATTGGTGGTGTTTTTATTAATATGACACCGCAGTATGCGGATTCTATTTTAGAAGTCAATGTAGCAGGAACACTAAGAAGTCAAAATTCAAATGATACACATGACCAATTTGCTTTTAGATTATTAGTTAATAATTCTGAAGAATATATTCAGTCACATTTTTTAGGTCAATCTCCATATGGTAATGCTCACAGTCATTCCGGCGGACGTAATGATAGAACAGCACCCACTAGAAGAACTGGAGGGGTAACTAATCAAGCAACAACATTTGGATTTTCTCATGCATATATACCAGCATCAACAAATGCACAAAGAATAGAAACACAAACAAGAAATATAAGTAGCGCAAGAAACAGTCTTCTCATACAAGACTTTTTTATGATAACAAAAGAGATAGGAATACCCGCATTAGGTGGGTTATCGGGTCCTCAGTAATAATAGTTTATAAATAACTATATAAATAAACCTGTGTAAGAAAAAATAATTTTAGGAGTTAACTATGGCCGAAACAACAGACTTAATTTCAGCAGTTGCAAAAACCGCTGGACCTATGACCCAAGCGGAGTTGGAACGTAAAGGACCACCTACGAGGGATGAAATCGAAGCAATCTTTGCCAAAGGTGCAATTGGTATTGCCGCAACTGATGATGAAATGTTGCGAATGACAGAATATCATTCAAGAGTGCGTAGAGGAGATAACATTGGTGTAATGATGTCTATTCTTTATCCACAATGTGAGTGGTCTTTAGGTACTGGCGCGGGATATAATGCCGCGGATTCTGGATTAAATCAAGCACTCGTAGATGCAATTGTATGGGATGAAGATAATGCTCTTCCTAAACCAACTCTTTCTGAACTACGCAAATTGCGTCCTTATGTTCAAGATATTCTTGACCAGTCGGCATACATTGATTTGCGTAGAGCAAACATGCCCAAAGAAGATGCTCTTATTCGTGCATTGTGGGAGTATGTTATTGAAGGTAACAGAGAAGGTATTGACGCACTACAAGCAAGACGTATTGCTGTGAAGAAGCGTTTTCCTAAACCAGAAAACAAACATTGGATGGTACAGTCTGAACAATATATGGGTATTGTACCCAACTCACCAGAAGATATTTTGCGTGATTTAGATGAGACAACAATGAAAAAGATTGCGTTCTCACCTAATATTGAAGGCGCAGACGCAATGCCACTATCAACTCGCTTGACACTTGAAGAGCGTATTGACCAAGTTGCAAAGAAAAGAGGCGTTGCCATTGGTGGGGGACTTGATATGACAACGAATGTTGGTTCTAGTAATCCAACTGTTGCAGATATTGATGCCGCAATTGCCGCCGGTGCAACTGGCGATGAAGTAACTGAATAAGAGGAGAGTAAACTATGCCTATCAAAAATGGTAGACTAATTCTAGAAAGACAAGTCTCCGACCTTGCTGAACGATTTACGGTTGATCCTGCAAATCTGCTATCTATCGGTACTGTTGTTCGTATTGCTACTTCTGGTACATACGATATTGCTATCTCAACTGGCGCATCAGACAATAAAACGATTGGTATTGTTTACTCATTAGACAAGACACCGAATCCATATGTTGCTGTAGCAGGACGATGTATTGTCAATGTTAGAGGTGCGGTTGCTAAAGGTGACACACTTGTACTCTCAGAGTATCAAGGAATGTTAAAAACAAATAACGGCGCTGGTTTTGATATTGTTAAAGCAATTGCATTAACAGCAAACTCATTACAACATGGCCAGGTTGAGTGTATTCTCGTTAGAGGATAACAATAAAAAGACTACATAGTTAAAACTCAATAATCTCCAAGGTATAAATACTATTAGAACAATAGATACCTTGGAGATTTTTTTATGGCAACCCCAATCACAAGAAGCGATTTACAACAATACTGCCTGCGCCGCCTAGGTAAAGGGGTCATTGACATTAATGTGTCAACAGACCAAATCGAAGATAGAACTGACGAAGCACTACAATTCTTTCAAGAATATCATTTTGATGGTGTTGAAAAGACTTATCTTAAACATAAAGTAACCGCTACCACACTTACTGTCACAGACAGTTCACAGTTTCAAAAAAATGAAAAACTGACTGGTTCTACCAGCGGTGCAACTTCATTTGTATTTGATGCTCCAACATCAACTACAATTCGCGTAAAGCGTGAACTTGGCGACTATACGCTTGCAGAGACAATCACAGGCGCAGTCACAGGCGCAACAGACACAGTTACTACAATTGTTGCTGGAGATATTAAAAACGGATATGTTCCTGTAACTGATGCTATTTTAGGTGTCGTAAAAGTGTTTCCGTTTGGAAGTCAATCTTCTTTAGATATGTTTGATGTTCGTTATCAATTACGTCTAAATGAAGTATTTGACTTTGCATCCACATCTGTTATATACTATAATATGATACAAAATCATATTTCTCTTCTACAAGAGATGTTGGTTGGAGAGCAATCCGTCAGATTTAATCGTCATACAGATAGAATTTATGTTGATATGGATTGGGATCAACATACACAACCAGATAATTATATTATTTTTGAGGCATATAGACTTCTTGATCCTGCAACATATAATGATATCTACAATGATATGTTTGTTAAAAAATATTTGACCGCACTAATTAAATTGCAATGGGGTAATAATTTAAGTAAGTTTGCTGGTGTGCAGATGCCAGGAGGCGTCACCCTAGATGGTGTTCGTATTATGGAAGAAGCAAGACAAGAAATCGAAAAGATTGAAGAAGAGATGTCTTTACGATATGAATTACCAGTAAACTTTATGGTAGGGTAACCGATGGCATTAAACGCTCACTTTGACCAAGGCGGTGGATTAGATAGTACAGGATATTCATTAGAACAGACCTTAATCGAAAATCTTTATATAGAAGCGATTAAGATTTATGGTTTTGATATGTACTATATTCCAAGAACACTTGTAAACGTAGATAATATCTTTACTGAAGATGAGTTATCTAAGTTCACTTCTGCACATCCTATTGAGATGTATCTACAGAGTGTGGATGGGTTTGAAGGTGAAGGTGACTTCTTATCTAAGTTTGGTGTTGAAATTAGAGATAGAGCAAGTTTTGTTGTTGTAAAGTCACGCTGGTCTGCAGATGTTGATAATAATGCTTCATTAATCGTAGAAGGTCGTCCTAATGAGGGTGACTTATTATACTTTCCTATGACGAAGAGTATATTTGAAATCAAATTTGTTGAGCATGAAAATATCTTTTATCAGTTAAATAACATTTATACATATAGACTTGATGTTGAAAAGTTTGTTTATAGCAGTGAAGAAATAAGCACCGGCATCTCCGCAATTGATGCATTAGAAGATACAAGAAGTATAAACGCATTTAATCATAATATTACTCTTGAAGACAGTAGTGGTGAACTATTATTAGAAACTGGTTATAAACTTATTCAAGAGAGTTATGCGTTGTCCGATACAACTAGCGCAACATCAATTGGTGCTTCTATAGAACCACTCGCTAGAAATTATGACTTTGGCGTTAATGCTGAAGATATTATAGACTTTAGCACAACAAATCCATTTGGTGAGGTACAGAGATAATGTTAGGACAAAATCATTTTTATCATGAAACTATTAGACGTACTGTAATTGCGTTCGGTAGTGTATTCAATGATATTCATGTAAGACGTAAAGATGCTAGTAGTACTGTTATACAGTCCATGAAGATACCATTATCATATGGTCCTAAACAGAAATTTCTTGCTAGATTATATGAGAACCCAAACTTAGATAATTTAAATCAATTGACATTACCTAGAATTGGATTTGAGATTAGTGGATTTAATTATGATAGTCAGAGAAAAGTTAATAAGTTAAATGTAATGCGAAAAACTGATGATACAAACTCATCAGAATTGAAGAAGCAGTATTTTTCTGTTCCTTACAATATTACTTTCTCACTGTTTATCATGGCAAAAAATCAAGAGGATGCACTACAGATTGTTGAGCAAATTATACCGTTCTTCACACCAGCATATACATTGACTATAAACACTGTTCCTGAGATGGGGATCAAAGATGACTTTCCTTTAATCTTAGATAGTTTAACATATGAAGATGATTATGAGGGAGATTTTGCTACTCGTAGGAGTATCATATATACTATGACTTTCACAACAAAAACTAATTTTTATGGTCCTGTTTATCAGCAAGGCGTTATTAAGAAAGTGAAAATCGATAACTATCTAGATGCTCCAACAAGCACTTTAGTAAATACTAGATACGAAACAGAACCCAATCCGACATCTGCAGATGTGGAAGATGATTTTGGATTTAGTGAAACATGGACAACTAACCCAGCGAGTTAAATTATGGCAACAAAGACAATTCTTAACGTAACAGAGACCAGAGCAACATTTGCGGTGTCTGGAGATTTTACTCCAGGTTCTGTAGATTTTGATATGGATGTAGATACTTTAGGTAGAGATGAAACAGCAGAAAATCCAGAATGTATCATTTTGCAAATTGACTATGATAACAATGTAGGTGATATACAAGTATATCGAGTTACCGATCCAAATCCAACTCTTGTGTTTTCATTTAGTGGTGCTGGTGTTGGTTCTTTAATTAATACTGGTCAATTAGGTCTTTCTGCCGAACCAACTAAAGATTTACGAGTTTTTATTGAAGATGGTACAGTGACCATCACATTGAAAAAAGTTAGTGGATTCACACAACTGTAGGATTTGATATGAGTAAAGAAAAAGTTGAAGATAGATTGAATGATGTATTTGATGTTGCAAGTGAATTAGTTTCAACAGACGATAAACATTTACCTTCCACTATGCCTGATGCTCCTGATGCTTCAAAAGTAGATATGGATGCAGACTATGAATACGCACGAAACAACTTTCATCTACTTATAGAAAAAGGTAATACTGCTATAGAAGGTATTCTATCTTTAGCGAGAGAAGCAGAGAACCCTCGCTCATATGAAGTTGCTGGTCAGTTAATTAAAACTGTTAGTGACGTAACGCAAGACTTAATGCGCTTACAAAAGAACATGAAAGAACTTAAAAAAGTAGACAAAGAAGACGCACCTAAAAATGTTACAAATGCATTGTTCATTGGTTCAACTGCAGAGTTGCAGAAACTAATGAAAGGTGACGCAGATGATATAAAGGTAATCGACCATGACTGATTTCGATTTCGGATTTACCGCTGTAGATGAGAATGAATTAGAAGCAGTACAACAATTAGCACAGACTGCAACAACATCTGGTGCTGAGGTACAGAAACTAGAAGCAAAAATATCAAAACTACATGACGCGGTTATACCTCTTTTGAATAATTTGAAAGCAAATCCTGAAAAGGATTATATTTACTGGCCAAATCGAACATTAAAGATTGACCAGTTTGAAGTTGTATTACAGAAGATTATAAATGAATGATGCTTATTTAGGTAATCCTAATCTAAAAAAAGTCAATGTTCAGCAAGAGTTTACTGCAGAACAAATTGATGAGTACATGAAGTGTGCTAAGGACCCAGATTACTTTATCCTAAACTATATTAAGATTGTTAACCTCGATGAGGGTTTTGTTCCATTTGATATGTATCCATTTCAGAGAAAAATGGTTAAGACATTTCATAAGAACAGATTTTCTATCTGTAAAATTCCTAGACAATCTGGTAAGTCAACAACAGTATGTTCATACATTCTGTGGTATGCATTGTTTAACCCTACAGTAAACTGTGCTATTCTTGCAAACAAAGGCGCACTTGCTAGAGACTTGCTTGCAAAAATTCACATGTCTTACGAAGCATTACCTAAATGGATGCAGTTAGGTATTAAAGAATGGAATAAAGGTTCTATTGTATTAGAGAATGATAGTCGGATTATTGCATCTGCAACATCTTCTAGTGCAGTTCGTGGTGGTTCTTACAATCTAGTTTTCTTAGATGAGTTTGCATTCGTTCCATTTAACTTAGCAGAAGAGTTTTTCCGGTCAGTATATCCTACTATCACCTCTGGTAAAAACACTAAGGTGATGGTTGTTTCTACGCCTAATGGCATGAACCACTTCTATAAGATGTGGGTAGATGCT